CCGCACATGAACGCTGTCATGGGCTGATTGCTAAAACTAAATAGTTCGGTATAGGGACTTATGCCCCACAGAAACACACCAACCCAGAATCCCATACACAGGTGGCAATGGAATAATCTTCCTAGGCCTCCCCACGCACAGCACTTGGGCCTAATCTTATTAAAGATTGATCCGTGTATAATAATAAATGTCATGCCGTATGCGGCAAGTATAAAATGTAGTAATTCCATAACTAGGCTATTCTTGGCCCACCCTTCCAGTACCGGATATTTCTGCGCCGGCGGCTTCCGAACCCACAGCATCTACAACAGCAGAAATACAGTCCACGGCGCCGGCGGCACATCCGGCTGCCACGCCGGCGGTCGAGAAAAGCATCATGCCCAGTTCGGGACTGCCAGCCAGAGCCGCGGCTAATGCACCCAGCAACATGGTTATGCCCCCTAAAGGTAAAATCTTTTTAACCTTTGGGTTATTCAAAATTTCATCCGTGCCCAGAATACCTCCAGTTACCAATTTATCCAACACCTCAACCTCAGAAAGGTCAGGTGTTTCTTTTTTTTGCTTTTCTATCTCTGCAGGGAGCTGATTCATTACCTCTGCAGCTGCTTTTATTTCCGGATCGGAGACCAAAATACGCAACAACTGAGCTAACTTCTCTTTGTCTTTCTCTTTGGACGCCTGCTGCACCAGAGCGAGTGCCTGTTTGGGATCCTTCTTAAGGTCCATCACAGCTTTGTCACTATTCTCCAACAGAAGATCTAGCGGATCTATACTCTGTTCTACAAACTGGTTCCATCTTTCCATTATGAGTTTCATCTCGCCCATGTTCTAGTACCTATTTCTGAGTGGAGAGTAGTAGTAGCCCGGGCGCATGGAGCCCTTCTGCGCATATTGCGGAACTTCGCCATACTCTGTTGAATCGCGGTCATCCGGATGGGTGTACATGTCTTCAAGCTCTTTCTCATATTGATCGGCAACTTGCTCGTGCTCAGCTTCGTGACCAATAAACTCTGAGATAACATATACGGCAGCTTGTAACGAATTTATTTGTTCGCTATCGAGCACCACTCCCTCTAGGGAACGAAATACATTGCCGCCCTGGATGGTCGCGCGGTCAATAACTCCCCTGTCCGCAAGAAGTTCTAAAAGTCTATTTTGAAAATCATACACATCTTCTGTTGCTGTTGTCTTGGGGAAAGTTACAACCTTCATCTCTTCTGGCATCACTGCAATATCAATCTTTTTGTGATCCATAATAAGAAGAGAACCATCAAGCGCCTTGCGAGCGTTAAGTTCTACAGTTGTTTGGGGACCCCCTATCTTAATTGTGATCATTTTGCTGCTAGCTCCTGAACTAACTCTTGTGTTTTTAGAACCTTGTTGAGGTCAACTTCAGTGAACTCGCGCTTACGAAACCCCTCAAGATATTCCATAACATCGCCAACCTTTTGTGAAATGAGAGGCTCTAGGTCGCCTTTCGCTGCTTTGCTAAGCAAACCCTTAAGTCTGGACAACTCTTCGTTAAGATAAAGTCGAAGCTCAAACCCATCATCTGCGAAACTTGTAATATATCTATTTAATAAGTCTTTCTGCTCTTGAATTAGATCACCATACTTTTCATTAAACTTTTTAATGAAGGAGCTATAAGTCAAATTATCAACAGACTTCATTCCCCCCGACTCTACTATCGTGTGTTTCTCGCTCATTCTATCAATAATGGCCTGTTCAAATAAAACTTTCTTTTTAACTGCTGTTTTGGAGCTAAAAATAGCACTAACGGAAGCAAGAGACTTAAAGTTTGGAACAAAGTTGCTCCACACTTCGGCGCCCAATCCTTTATTAATGGCACCTATAATTCGTGACTGCGCATTAAAAATCGTATTCTCATCTAATTTAGAGCGAGCCTCTTTGGTTTCTTGAAGTAATCTTTCGGCAACTTTCATATGTATATTCTGAGTGTCGAGTAAGGTCCCATATAATTCAAGCTCGCGAGCCAATGTTTGATTTTTGGTGAAGAATTCTTTTAGGATTGAAACAATTTTATTTTTTCTTTCAACATTTTTATCTATAATAGCTTTTGTAAACTCTAATACGAGCGCCTCATAAATAAATGCTGTGTTACGCTTCTTGTTATGTTTCATCCTTTTCAACCTCTTTTTCTTCTAGTTGTTTAATAATCTGCCTAACTTGGGCCGTATTCTCCATCAACTTTCTTTCGCTATCATTATAAATAGATGACTTCTGTTCTTCCAGACCAAATCGTATATCAGCAATGTATCCTTGTGGACGTTTTGCGCGCGATGACCTACCTCGAATCGCTTCTGGGCTTGCTGTTGCGCGGTCCTGACGAATTCGTGGACCGAGAGCTCCCTTTCGACGAGAATCGGATGGGACCGGGGTGTAACTACTCTTTTCATAAACATGGTCTTCTCGTCTAGCGGGAGCAGTAAGAAGTGGAGATTCTTCTTCACCCCCAGCTGCCTCTTCGCCACCTAGCTCTAAGTCCCCCAATCCTTCTTCGCCACCCAGGTCCCCCAATCCTTCTTCGCCACCCAGGGCCCCTAACTCTCCGCCGAGCGCATCTTCCGCGCCCTGTTCGATAACAGCCTCAAGTGACTGTTGATATTTACGATCATAAAATGTTTCTCTCTGGTTTCTAAGGAATTCTTCATCCGACATTCCTAGAATATTTTTAGAGACCCACTGTTTACTATAGACTCCTTCGGGGATTGCATTCGCTACATCAAACTTAGATCTCATATATTCAAGCTGTTGTAATTCTGCCAGTCGAGATGGGTTATTCAACGATAATGCAAACCCTAGTAAATCTTCGCCCCTAAAGCCTATGGTATAAAGATGCACTACGGCCATTTTCTCAAGTTCAGATAAGAAAGCCCTTTGAAGCCTTTGAATCGTTCTTGCGAAACGAATATCTTTTTGTGCCAGAGTTGTTTTGTCTTCATCGGCGCCTTCTAAATTCGTAAGATATGCTTGAGGTATTTTAATGGCCGAGAACAATTTGTCTCTCATATATTTAACATCTTCAATATCATCAAGATTCTTGGCACCCTGTAAAGAAACAATATCGGAACCCACACCTCCTCGCATAGGGATAAAATAATCTTCTTCAAGAGATAGTGGGTTATAACGAAGGTCTACGCGGCCCGTTGTTGCGTCGACTAATGAGTTGCGCTTCATCTCTGTTTTTACTTTTTCCATATATTGCGGGACATCTTGTGGCGGAATATTACCAACATCAATCTTAAATACTCGGCGCTCTGGGGCTCGAACGACTCGATAGGCAAGCATTGCATCTTCAATAAGAACAAGCTGGCGCCAAATACGGCGAGCAGGCTCTAGAACTGACGTGCCATATGGGGCATTTTTGTCGTTCCCAAGCACTCGGAAATGAGCAACCTGCCAATTTTCAAAAGACATGCCAGCGCCGTTCCACTGGAATTGAACATAATTTGGGTTTGTTGGGTCTTGTCCCTCCAATCTTTCGATTTCGCTATTTGGAAGACCAATAACAGATTTAATACCGAGCTTTTCATCAACGTCTAAATAAAGAAAAAAATCTCCGTATTTACACATGGACCGTGCCCACCCAAATGCATTGAATTCAATATTAAGAGCATCATAAAACAAAGATTCAAGAATAGTTTTGATTTCTAAATTCAAACATTTAACAGTCAATAACTTGTTAAATTCGTTTGCCGTTGACATTTCGTCCGCATAAATATCTAATGCCGACGCAATCTCCGGCATATACTCCATCTGGTCAAAATCAATATAACGCTCATTGCGGTTTTGATTCCGCATCGCATACGATGAAAGTACATTATAGTTTTGTGATAGATTGTTATCTGCTCGTTGGAACTCTTGGCCGCTCATCGAGCGGAATCGATAACGATATTTGTCCATATCGTTGCGACGTTCTTGCCGCGCAATCTGAGCTCGATAATTTATAATAGGCCCAGATAAAAGCCTAGTTAATCTCTTAAAGAGGGGAGCTGCTGGATTTCTTGGATTATTCTCGTTTTTAGCCATTTCTTAACCCTTTATTAGCGCAATATACTGACGATTAAATTCTTGCGCTTCTCCTGTTCTTTGATTTTCTTTCGTCATTTGATGTCCTTGCATACCAGGAATGCTGGTAGAGATATTTGTCTGTGATGTGGAGATAGAAGATATAAATTGTTTACTATATTCGACACTCTTTTGACTTTCAACAATTACGGTATCCCTCACCCAACATCCAATTGCAAATGATATAACCAAATCGTCATTGTAGCTTCTCATTGCCTGTGGGCGCCCAGACTGCCAAATGAATGTTTTCATTTCAGAAAGCAGCCGATTGGAGTTGATTGTAATTAGTTTATTTCTCATAAACTCCTCCATCTTTGCTACAATCAAAGGGCGCGTTTTGGAAGAGGTTGTAAAGCCTGGGATAGAATTTGATTGCCATTGTGCCGTGACCGGGTCGACGTATTGATGA